ATTCCGTGTGAAGTATGCGGACAAAAAGCGGTTGACATTCACCATATTGAAGCAAGGGGAATGGGCGGAACTAAAGAAAAGGACAGGATTGAAAACTTAATGGCGCTTTGTCGTTATTGTCACGTCGTTATGGGGGACACAAAGACACATTTGGAATATTTAAAAGATAAGCATAAAAAGGCAATAAATGGCAAAGATTAAAGGGGACAGTCAAAAGACTAATTTCGGAAAAAGAAAGTGCGGACACGCGAAAAAAAGTTATAACAAACACAATCCACGACCAAAGGCGTACAAAGGTCAGGGAAGGTAAAACAAAGGTATTACAATGGCAAAGATAGTCAAACAAAAACACGGTGGAACATTAAAGGTGCTTCAGAAAGGCGAAACGGCAAATCCGAACGGGCGACCGCGTAAGTATGTCAGCCTGTTAAAAGAACAGGGGTACAAATTAGCTGAAATAAACGATTCAATTCAGGTTTTAATGTCAATGACTGACAATGAATTAATTAGCGTTGCGGGTAACCCTGAAGCGACTGTATTGGAAAAAACAGTTGCAAAGGCAATCATTAAGTCAATGAATAATGGAAGTCTTTATTCAATGGACACGCTTTTGTCACGTGTATATGGCAAACCAAAAGAACAGGTTGACGTACAACAGGATTCACGAATTGAAGTTGTATTTGTTGACGGCAAAACAATTCTGTAAATGCGCATTGAATTACCAACGCCACACCTAAACCAAAAAAAGATATTGGACGCTGAAAAGCGTTTTATCGTTATTATGTGCGGTCGTCGTTTTGGGAAGTCTGAATTGTCGCAAATACTTATAATCAAAGAAGCATTAAAAGGCGGGAATGTTGCATACATAACACCGACATACGGATTGGCGCAAGTATTTTTTGAACGCCTTACAAAGGTATTACCATTTAAAAGCAATATTTCAAAGCTGAAAATCTATTGTCCCAACGAAGGGTCAATTGAATTTTTTACCGGCGAACGATTGGACAATTTGCGCGGTCGTAAGTTCCATTTGGTTATTGTTGACGAAGCTGCATTTATCCCGGATTTAGAAGACGGTTGGAATAATAGCATACGCCCGACGCTGACCGACTATGAAGGGAAGGCGGTTTTCCTGTCAACACCACGTGGCAAAAACTTCTTTTATTCCTTGTTTATGAAACAGGGCGAAAACGATTGGCAAAGCTTTAAATTTAGCACGTACGACAACCCGCATATTAACCCGCGCGAAATAGACGAAGCACGAATTCAATTACCTGAAGTTGTATTTGAACAGGAATATATGGCGAACCCGTCAGAAAATAGCGCAAACCCTTTTGGCAACGCATTTATTAAACGTTGCGTCAAACCTATTTCAGCGCAGCCAATTGTTTGTTATGGCATTGACCTTGCAAAGTCTGTGGATTTTACAGTTATAATTGGATTAGATAAGGACGGCAACGTGGCGTATTTTGACCGCTTTCAAATGGATTGGCATAACACCAAAGAAACAATTAAAAGATTGCCACCTGCGCCAATTGTGGTGGATTCAACAGGGGTTGGCGACCCAATATTAGAAGACTTACTTCGTGAAGGGATAAACATTGAAGGTTTAAAATTTACAAGTCAATCAAAGCAACAATTAATGGAAGGTTTGGCTTCAGCAATCCAACAGGGACGAATCGGATTCCCTGAAGGTGTTATTGTTGACGAATTAGACGTTTTTGAATATCAATTTACTGCACACGGCGTAAGGTATTCAGCGCCGTCAGGATTTCACGACGATACGGTTATGGCTTTGGCTTTAGCGTGGCAAAACCACAATGTCAAACGCGGTTCAGGTCGTTACGCATTCGCTTAATCAATCATAAAAGGTTTGTTTATCAATCATAAAAGGTAGTAATATTACCGTTTATCCTTATTATTTACCGTTCATCACAATTTTAGAAAATACTTTGCAAAATGTTTGGAAGGTGTATAAAACCTGTGTTATATTTGTGGAAACAATAAAACAAACGACAATGACAACTTTAATTAATCAAACAGGTTCAAAAGCAGTAAACATTAAAAAAAATATGACTTCATTTATTGCAATGTATGTTGAAATTTATGCAGGTCAACAACAAGTATTACAATCAAAAGATTTTAGTACATTTAAGAAAGCGTTTAAATGGGCAGAAACTAAATTAAATTAATTACTATCCCTCGCAGGGGTGCGACTGTCCAACGCACATTTAAAACTTATACAATGCAAAACAGACTAAAAACACAACAGGACAAATTAAACGAACATTATGCAGCAATGCAAAAGCAATACGCCAAAGAATCTTTGGGTATGGGTTGGTTTTTTGCGATTATTACGGTAGCTTTATTGTTAACGGCTTTAATTGAAAACTTATAATATGCCATATTCAACTTGCTGCGGTGCGCACACCAATTACCCTGAAATTGATATTTGCCCGGAATGTTTAGACCATTGCGATTGGGAAGAAGAAGACGAAGACGAAGAAGACGCTGACAATCAAATTGAACAGTATAAAATAAACAATTTATAAACTTACGCCGCCTGAAGAATTTTTAATATTAAAAAATAACAAAGATAGTAATTTGGTGAACTTTGGGCGGCTTTTTAAAACTAACTGTATGTCAAAAAATCAATATTTAATGGGTCAGGAATATTTGCTTCGCCTTGAAAACGAATGCTTAATTGAAAAGATTGCAAAGATTGAAAAGGAATTGGGATTAAAAGAAAAGGAAATTAAAGATTTAAGAATTCAATTAAAAATGATTAATTTAGCAATGGCAGACGTTTCTTAAAACTTATAATATGATTAAAAACTTTGAAGATATAACCTGCGAATTGACGCCTGACGAAAAGCGTTTAGTTCCTGTAATTATCAGGGGTTTAAACCTGAAAAGCAAAGCCAACCCAATTAAAGGTGCGGAAATAGTCGCAGCCATTAACGGACAAAAAGAAAGGTACGGAATTAAACAATTTTCTGAACCGCGTTTGCGTAAAATCGTTAACTTTATAAGGTCAGAAGGAATATTGCCTGTTATTGGGACATCAAACGGTTATTACATATCATACGACGCTGACGAATTAAACGGGCAAATTGAAAGCTTAACGCAACGCGCTGACGCAATTATGTCAAGTGCAAACGGATTAAAAAAATGGATTACTATTTAGAAAACGGTTATAAGGTATTCACAGAAGAATATCATTTAAAAAGGAGGTATTGCTGCAAAAATGGTTGTCGGCATTGTCCTTATCAGAAAAAAGACTTAACTTTGAATTATGAAATGGAACGAACTGACCCTTTGGCAATACCAACAATTGATGCCAATAATAACAAACCCGAATAAGGATTGGACAGAATTGGACAAGGAAGTTAAATTATTGTGCATTATCACAGGTTTAACCGAATACCAAATTGACAGTTTAGGCATTGAAGACTTAAAAGAATTGCGAAAAGATTTAGCGTTTTTAGATGAACCAATTGAAGGGAAGCCGGTTGACTATATTACAATTAATGGCAAACGATACCGTATGAATTACGACATTAAAAATATGCCGTCAGCACGTTATATTGAAAGCAAGGTATTTAGCAAAGACACGTTGGGAAATTTGCACAAAATAGCTGCGTCAATGGTTATCCCGCAGAAAAAAAATTGGTACGGGAAATGGATTGACGATAAGTACGACGCAAGTAAACACGAAGAATACGCTGCGGATATGCAGGAAGCGAATTTTATACACGTTTATCATTCGTTGGTTTTTTTTTATCAAGTTTACAGAAATTGGATAGAAGTTACGCGGGATTATATGAAAACGGAAATGACGACGGCGGGGATGACGACGGAACAAGCGGATTCGGTGTTGTTGCTTTTATGCGAATCTACGGGTGGCATTATACCGCCAAACTTGTTGCCGAACACGAAAATATTAGAACTTCGGAAGCTTTTGAAATGAAGACCATTGAATTTTTGAATACAATGGCGTATCTGAAGTCAAAAAATGCTTACGACCGGGAACAGGCGAAGCGCATTAAATAAGGCAGTTGTGTTTTTTTATTGAAATAAGCGAAATTACCCTGTGTTTTTACACGGGGTTTTTTCTGTGGTATTTAGAACCATTTTATCTATTTAATGGTATGAGTGAAGCCAAAGCACAGGCAAAAGCATTAAAGGAAGGTTTTTTAAAAACAATCGGTGACCAATATAACGTTATTGACCCGACTGAATTTCCTGTTGCCGAACAAATGCTTATTTTCTACGGTAAACAATTTAACGACGAAGTACAAAAAAACCTAAATAAAAGCGGTTCAATTGCTTCAGGTAAAATTGGCGATTTGGTTGTACCAAAGGTCACAAAGTTTGGCAATGATTATGAAATGTGGTTGGGTTACGACAAAAATAACCCGGCTTCAGTTTATTACAAATATATAAATAAAGGGGTTAAGGGTGTTGGTGGCGAAAATGCACGACCAAAAAAAGTTTCTTCAGATTCGCCATACCAATACAAAACGCCATTCCCAAATAAAAAAATGGCAACGTCAATATTGCAATGGTACAGATTAGGGAAGGCAAAGACGACAAACGAAACACAGACAAAGAAGTTAAGCAAGACCCAAAGGAAAAGCAAAAAACTTAAACAAGCGGTTAACAAAGCGACTTCATTAAAAGCTTTAGCATACGCGACCGCTTCAGCAATCAAAAGGGACGGTTTAAAAACGACTTCTTATTTTGACAATGCAGTTAAGACGGTATTTAATAAGGATTTTTTTACGACAATGGCAGAAGCTTTTGGCGGCGACGTTCAATTACAAATTAGACAAATTGGAAATAAAATAGAATCAAGCAATGGCAATAACAATAAATAGTCAACCGGCTACGTTCCCGAGTATGCACGACGACCTTTGGTTTGTGGCTTCTTCAACAAATGTTGGGGTTACAAACTTTAAATTCGTGTATGATATTTACATAAATGGCGCACAGGTTAGCCGAAACAAAGTATTCCCTTCACCTTCAGCCGACGGAAGTTATGGCGTATTTAATGCGTCGCCAATTGTACGTGCATACGTGACAAACTACTTTGAACCTTCAGGTACGACGGTTTTAATGGCTTCAAATGACAAAATAAAGGTGGATTATCAGGTTCGTATCGGCGAAGAAGTAAGCGGTGCGGTTGTTGCTAATTTGGCTTCAGGTTCTTATTCAGCATACAATTATTACGCACCATTATTCGGTGACATATTTACAGAAAACGGCGACATTCCTTTGGTATTGTCCAATTACTATGATAATTTATTAATTGAGAATTACACGGACGATTGGTTGTCAGACAGGGACAATTCAGATATTCCAATTGAATACGGCGACCAATTTTTTATTACATTTTTAAAGATTACAGGCGGCGCATATAAACTTTGGGTACAACCTACAAATGAAGACGGAACTTTTGGAACGGCGGTTAGTGGTGACCTTACAATGGCGGGTCAATTTAACCTGTTCAATTTTCAGGCTGCGGCAATTAATGCGTTTATTGGTTCTGAAGTTATAACACAAAATACTTACGGGTACAACGTTTATATTACTTTAGGCGCTGCGGTGACAAGGGTTTTAAAATTCAGACAGGTTTGCAACCCTAAATACAGACAATACAACCTTCATTTTCTTAATAGGTTGGGCGGATATGATACAATGGCGTTCAGGTTGGTAAATAAAAGACGAAGCGAATTCAACCGTTCTTCATATAGACGCAATCCTTATAAATTGGTAGGCGGTCAAATGACAAATATTGATGCGTACAACAAATATAATGAAACAACGTACAATTTCGCGATTGAACATACGGATTATTATATGTTGACAAGCGATTGGGTGAACGATATGGATTACGCGTGGTTGGCGCAATTAATAGCGTCACCGATTGTTTATATGGAAGTGCAAGGTGCATTTTTCCCGGTAACGATTAGAAACACGAATTACCAATATAAATACAAAGTTTCTGACGGCTTATTTAATTTTGATTTAGAAGTTGAAGTTGGTAAATATTTAAACAGTCAATACAGATAATGATTAGAACCGAAATTTATATTGAAGACCAATTAATTGATTTGTTGAAGGATATTGGAACGGATTTCACGTACACAATTGACGACGTGCGCGAATTCGGTTCACGTAATACTTCGTTCAGTCGTACAATATCAATCCCGGCAACCGCAACCAATAATAAAATATTGGGGTTTGCTTTTGATTTAGGAACTTCAACAGAATATAATGCGGATTTACCAAATGTAAACGCAAACTTTACACCTGCACAGGCTGCAAAATGCGAAGTCTATATTGATAAAATACAGATATTTAAGGGCGTTATTCGTATCCTTGAAATTGTTATGAATAAAGGTATTACTGAATACCAATGCGCGGTGTTTGGTGAATTAGGTGGATTTATTACAGAATTGGGGAATAGGCGTTTAGAAGATTTGGATTTTAGCGAATACAACCACACGTGGAATGTAACGAGTATTCAAAACAGTTGGGACACAATAAACGGTTCAGGTTATTATTATCCATTGATTGATTACGGCGACGTTTCAACCAATAAGGACGATTTCCACGTTTCAACATTTAGACCGGCATTATACGCGAAGGAATATATTCAAAAGATATTTGAAGGAACTTCATACAGTTTAAATTGCGATTTTTTCAATACTGACTTTTTTAAAAAATTAATTATTCCAAATAATAGTCAGGGAATTCAGGGTACAAATGACAGATTTATATTAGGCACGATTAATGCAACAAAAACAATTTTAAACAGTAATACACCAACGGCGCGAAATGCAAATTTGTCTTTTGATTCTACGACTTTACTTAATTTCACAGAAAATGCAGGAAAAAGCATTTTTACTTATACTGACGGTACAAAGACAGTTCGCGCATTGGCTACAATAACAGGTGTTTACCAAACTGACGCCGCTTCGTCAATAACTGCGACTTTGTATGTTGCAGGTGTGGCGGTTCAAACTTTGGTTGTAAATACGTTTTCAGCAAACAATCCGTTTACTTTCAATATTGATTGGACAGGCGAAATTGCAAACACGAATCAGGTTCGTATTGAATTAAGCGTTCCGGTTACTGCAAATACTTATATTGTAAACGTATCAAACGCAAACTTTACATTTACTCAATTGGCTGCGCAATTAGCAACTGTTGCTTACAATGGTACTGTTTCAATGAATAATAATTTACCAAAGGGTATTTTCCAAAAGGATTTTTTCCTTTCAATATGTAAAATGTTTAATTTGTACGTTTATCAGGATAATATTAACGACAAACAGATTAATATTGCGCCTTATATTGACTTTTATTCTGACGCAGTAACCAATTCAATTGATTGGTCACAAAAGATTGACACAGGTTCAACAATGTCAATTAAACCAATGTCACAGTTGAATGCGCGTTATTATGCGTATAAATACACACCCGATACGGATTATTACAATGACAACTATTTGAAAAAATACGGTCAAACGTATGGCGATTATTTATATGATTCTGAATTTGATTTTGTAAAAGACACGGCTTCAACACAAATTATTTTTGCGCCTTCAATTTTATTTCAGCCAACAGGACACGGACACGCTGACAAGTATTATACAACAATTTTTAAATTGTCAAATAATAATACACAGGAAGACCCAATGGATTCTGTTATTCGTATTTTAATGGCAAAAAAATTATCGATTGCTCATAGTTGGCATATAAGAAGCGGAAGTGGTTCTGGTGGAATTCTTGCGACACTTACAACATATGGATATGCAGGACACTTAGACGACCCAACAAACCCAACTGTTGACATAAATTTTGGCGCACCAAAGGAATTGCAATTTCCTGCGTCAACTTATCCAACAAACAACCTGTTCAATACTTATAATTTACCGTATATTTTGGAAATAACAAATATTGAATCAAAGTTGTTAGCCTGTCGCGTTTATTTAACTTCGGTTGACATTTACAATTTGGATTTTAGCAAATATATTTGGATTAATGGCGTATTATTTAGATTAAATAAAATTGAATCTTACGACCCAACGGATTATAATACAACACAGGTTAATTTATTAAAAGTAATAAACACTAATTAATGGCAGAAGAAACTATTGGTATAAAGGTCACCACAGACACCGCACAGGCAACACAGGACGTCCAAAAATTAGATAATGCATTTGAAGCTACTGACCAAACGGTTAAAGGTTTAAGAACGCAATTAAGGGAAGCAACTGCAAATGTTGCTTTAATGGCTGACAAGTTCGGTGCAACTTCAAAGGAAGCTATTAATGCGGCTAAACGTGCGGCGGATTTAAAAGACAGAATTGGCGACGCGAAGGCGTTGACAGACGCGTTTAATCCTGACGCCAAATTTAAGGCGGTTGCTTCTTCATTGGCAGGTGTTGCCGGTGGATTTAGTGCGCTTCAGGGTGCAATGGCATTGTTTGGCAATGAGAATAAAGACGTTGAACAGGCTTTATTGAAGGTAAATGCTGCAATGGCATTGTCGCAAGGTTTACAGGCGGTTGGTGAAAGCGTGGATTCATTTAGACAATTAGGTGCGGTTATTAAAAGTACAACAGTATTTCAAGAATTAAATAACGCAGCAACTAAAACGGCGGCGGTTGTGCAACGTGCTTTTGGCGTATCGGTTGAAACGACTTCAAAAGGATTTAACGTTTTAAAAGGTGCTATTGTGGCAACCGGTATTGGTGCTTTGGTTGTTGCTTTAGGATTAGTTATAAATAATTTTGATGCGATTTCAAATTGGATTAAAAACAGTCCTTTGGGAAGTTTGGCAAAGGGTATTGGTAATTTAGTAACCCAATTTACAGACTTTATTGGGGTTACAAGTGAAGCTGAACGTAATTTAAACAAATTATCAGTTGCAAATAAACGCGCAAACGAAGATATTGAAAACCGTATTAAAGTATTAAAGGCGCAAGGCGGTTCAGAAAAGGAAATTTACGATTTAAGCCAACAAAGGGTTAATAATGAATTAAATTCTTTACGTGAAAGCTTAAAAGCAAAAGGCAAATGGACAGAAGAAGAATCAAAGCAATTTAGGGATTTAAAGACCGAACAATTAGTTTTGACGGCTGACTATAATAAAAAGACGGCTGACGCTGCGGCAAAAGCGGCTGAAGATGCTAAAAAGAAACGTGACGAGGCGATTGAAGAAGATAAAAAGAAACGTGACGAAGCAAATAAACAAGCCATTGAAGATAAAAAGACGGCTGACAAAATGCTTTTGGATTTACAGAATGAAAAGGCATTGGCTGAAATTACTTCTGAAGACGACAAGGCAAAGAAACAGGCTGAAATAAATATGAAAGCGCGTGTTGCTGAAATTGACGCTTTAAATATTGACACAAAAACAAAGAACGAATTAAAAAAGGCAACTGAAGAAGCTTATCAATTAGAAGTAAAAACGATTGATGATAAAATAAAAGCTGACCGCGCTGAAAAGGATAAAAAGTTTGAAGAAGAATTACAATCAACATTATCAGAAACGCGTATTGCTAAATTAAAGGAAGGCAAAGAAAAGGAAATTACTGCATTGGAAGAAGCTTTAGTTGCTGAAACTAAAAAGGTACTTGATAACGCGGATTACACAGAAGAACAGAAGGGTTTAATGGTTGCCGCTTTACGTGAAAAATATGGCGCTGAAGTTGCTGAAATTGACGCTAAATATCTAAAAGAAGCTGACGACAAAGAACAGGAACGTTTAGATTCTATTATTAATAATGAAAACCTTTCATACGCAGCAAGGAAGCAAGGTGTTGATGATGCTTTGGCATTAAATAAAAAGCTTTATAAAGAAGGTAAAATTGATGCGGACGCATATACAAAAACTGAAAAAGAATTAAGCGACGCAAGGGTTGAAATTAGTAAAAAAGAAGCGGCTGCACG